CATTAGGTTGTAGTAGGTTCTTGGAGAGTCCAGAAGTTTCTTGAGGTTAGATGAACTGAATGCTACCTTACCGAGATAGCCATAGTAGAAGTCATCTTCAATAGCTTGTTGTACAAGCCAATCTTGACTGTGCTGCTCACCATTGAGCATTGTGATTTGTTTAGACATAGGTGTTATTTATTTATCGGGTTAGTCCCATTGCTTGAATAAAGCGTTGACCCTTATCATAGTCAATGCCTTTTATAAGTCGGTAGATAAAAGAAGAGGCTCTCCTGATGCTATCCATCTCTGCCTTGCTTGTTTCCAAGCCCGTGTTAGCATACATCTGTGCATCTATGTGCAAGAGTTGGTCAATCGTCTCTTTGTCGCTTAACGCTTCCTCAAAGACTATCTGCGCCTTGTAAATCGCTTCGGTGTGTGTCATCATTTCTGGTAGTCTATTTGTCGTGTAACTATATCGTCATCTTCATCGCATACGCAAGTCTCCTTCTCACATTCGTGGCAGCAGGAACAAGTCCAACTGTCATCACAATACTCAAAGCAGATGTCACATTGTGACGCTCGGTCTTCTTGGTACGAAGCCAACTCTCTATCCAAGTAGTACATTATATTCTCTCTATTAGTTCGTAGATAAACAAAAAGAATGCAATGCCTATTGAAGAGGCAATGAATAGAGTGCCTCCGTAGAGGAGGTCTTGCTTTAGGGTGTAGGTTTTTTTAGACATAATAAGGTGTTTTAGTTTATGCTAATATACACAAATTTGTTAACACCAAACATTACAACACAATTTTATTTACAAAAAAAGGTTGCGTAACTAAAGACTCTAATGGTGGTATCCATCCCAATGCATTGTCATCACCTGTAGCAGAGTTACCTACTATCTTGTAAGTAACCTGCTCCAAGTGGCTTAACAATCCCTTACGCTCAAATACAAAGGCGGTGTTGGATTCATCTCTTTTTAAGATGTAGATGTAGTAGATGGCTTTACTTGCTTTGATACCACTATCCTCATCTTTGTTCGTGTTCTTGAACTCTATGTACAGATTCGGTTGCTCTGGTGTTCCTCGTCTATTAGCCCACCAATAAGCCTTGCTATCGTACTTCACCTCAAAGGTCAGCTCATTCTTTTGGTATGTACTCTTTACATCCCAATCGTAGAACTTCATTTTTGGCGCACGGATAATATCGGTGTGGCCTCGTTTCTTGATGTAATCACACCAAAGGTCTTCACCAATATCTCCTTTAACGAAACTCATTCAGGTCTGTGTCTTTTAATTTCTTGTCCCCATCGTAGAATGAGAATCTATTATGGGTATACTTTACACGAAAGCCTCCGTAGTTGCCGCTAACATCAAACTTGTACTCGTCTGTGCCGTGTACAGTTGTAATGCCTTCTGCCTCTTTGTACTCCTTCACCTTATGACCTTGAGTCCAAAGCCATACAAGAAGTAGCTTACTAACCTTCGTATTCTCCATATACCTTTCTCAAGTCCTCAATGTGTCTCTTCCATTCTTTAGGGTTACAGGTACAAGGAACATAATACTTGTGTTGGAATACTCTTGCGTGAATCCTTGAGAGGTCTTCGTGGTATCGTGGTCTTAACTCTCGTTCATTGAACTCGGCAAAGAACTCCTTGAGTAGATTGTACTCACTCTCCTCCAAACATAATGGTTGAGTCTTCTTTGGGAATAACTTATTGAGTTTCTCCTTACGAGCATCACACCCACAATCAATACCTGTGAGTTCAGCAAAGGTGTCTACTACTTTCTTAATTCCCGTAGCCTTTGTGATTTTTTCAATGTCATCTCCTAAACCTTTAGATGAGGTTGCTTTCGCCGTTCTGGAAGTCTTCGTAGTCTTCTTTAATTTCTTCTCGGACATAATTTTTAGTTTTATTTAGTGTGTCAAAAATACTGAAGAGGGATATTTTCGTTTCTTTCTCAATGTCCCTCATACTCATATCGGTAGTGTGGTAGATTTCAAACATCTTCCTATCGTACCAATGCAATTCATTTACCTTGTCCCATATCTTATCTATGAGTTTCTCAAAACCTCCTGCCGTCTCATAGTCAAAAGAATCTAACTCTGTATCGTATTCTACCATATCTCCAGAGAATACAAGTATCTCTTTCTTGTTTTGGTAGTTCCTAACCATATTACGCAGGGTCACCCATACAAACAACTTGTTGGGTTGGTCTTTGTACATAATCCTTTCAGGGTTTTCTATGTACTTGTGTAGGCGGATGTACATCTCTTGCACAATGTCTTCGGCATAGTCTCCTGCACCGAACTTGTGAGCCATCTTTATCCACTCCTTATGATTAGCGGCAAGTAGGTCTAATACGGTCATTCTTCTCTCTCGGTTGCCCAAGTGATTACAATAGCAAGAACCCCGAAGCACAACTGCAAGGAGTGGTACTTGGGGTTCTCATAATCGTCATTCATCTCGGAGTTCCAATAATTAACTCCTATAAGCAGCCCTGCGAGGGGGGCAATGTCAACTGCAAAGTTCATAGCGTTTAAGTAAGTCTTTGATTTCTTGCTCCTTAAGATACAACTTTTCACGAGTTGTTGACAATTCTTCTCGTGTTTTTTGTAACCGCTCCGTGAGCAAGGCATTCTGCTTGGTTAAGCCCCAATCAATTCCCTCTTCTTGAGAGCCTCGTAGCTTGTCCATTATAGCACAACATTGGTTGAAGAACCTCATATAGTTTCTGTCAAACTTTAGGTTCATCTCGTGTCCTTTGGTTGCGTGTATTACAACTGCGTGGTTCTTCTTAACTACTCTTGCAATCTCAAGGGTCGTGTACAAGTCTCTTGCAGCAACCATAAAAGCAAATCTTGCCATTACATTCCTTTGCTCTCTGGTCTTTGTTATCTTATGGTGGGTAGTATAGTTGTCGTATTCTTCCTGTAACTGTAGTACGGTTGCTCTCATTTTAGGTGTTCGTTTAGATTATCAAATCGTTCTTCGTAAGCGTTTATCTTTCTCGTAAGGTTGCGTATCGTTAGCTTGAGGTCAGCGTTCTTTGCTTCTGCTGCCCATACCATCTGCTGCACATCCTCTACCATACCGATGGAGGCATCTATAGCAGAGTAGATACTAACGAGGTCAATGAAGATATCCATCTCATACTCATTGCTTGGGTCTTGAGGCTTTAGTGCATTTGCAATCTGCATCAAGTCTTGATTCTTTTGTCTCAACCAGAGCAGAGCAATGCTCTTACTTCCTCCTCTTACCCAGCGGTAGTCTTCGTCTTTTAATTTGTCCATCTAAAAAGGCATTTTGGATTGTTCTTTCTCTTTCTTTCCTATAAGGTTCTCTCCGTGAATCTCAAAGCCTACATTGTTAGGGATACTCCTAAAGCGTATAGGCTCATCTAATGCAGTTGGTCTACCACCTGTCTCCACCTCTTTCACCTTTCTTATATGTACTTGGTTGTACATCCATTCGGTAGGGTGAGAAATGTAACGATGTATAACGACAAAGTCATCAGCTCGGTTTACAAACTTACCACCGCCCTCAATGTCTGCTGCACTTGGTGGCATAGGGTGACCTGCGTACTCGTGTCCTGCGGAGTGCTTCATTCTTAAAGCATTGGTTACTGCGTGAGCATTCAACCATATACTTACATCGTGTTGCTTTGCCCAATTCCTAAAGTGGGTACTAACTTCGTAATCATATTCGTGACCTCCAAGTGTTTTAAACATCTCTTTGTCCTTCGTTAAAGAATTGTAGGGGTCAATCAAGAAACCATCAAAGCCCTCTTCGTGGTAGATGTCAGTAGCTTCCTCAATCAAGTCCTTGTAAGTGTACATCTTCTTATCGGTGTCAATGATAATGAAGTAGCGTTGCACTAAATCAAGAGCCATCTGGAACTCGTCTTCGTCTATTTTGTTAATGGGTTTACCCAAGAAGAACTCGGATAGTTTCTTTGCTATTGATACAGGAGTGTTCTCGGAACTGAATACGAGCCACTTAATATCGTTGACTATTGTTTGGAGTAACATTAGGTACAACATCACGGAGGTCTTACCAACATTTGCGTGTCCTAATACAACATTGAAGTTGCCTCGTTTGAATCGTAGGTGCGAATCCAGATTCCATTGCCCGAACTTTAGTCCTTCCTTCACTTTGCCCATTCGGACATCGTCAAGTTTACCAAAGACATCGGCATAAGATATTTTAGACATAGGGTGTTTTAGTTAAAAAGGGAGGGCATTGCCCTCCCCTAATTATCTTTGTTTAGAATGGCAAACCATCGTTGCCTACAGGTTGTGCCTGTTCTCTTCCTTCAAAGTGTTGCTGATGAGTTGTTTGGGCTTGGGCTGCGCCTTTCTTCATTACCCAATCAGCAAAGGTCTGTGCATTCGCAATAACTACTTGCGGTGTTCCACCAATCTCGGCTGCTGCCTTAAGAGCCGTTTGGCGAATGATTGATTCGTCTTTAGAGGTATGTGTACCACTTGGAGTAGATGTGGCGTTAGAGCCACTCTGTGGAGCTACATTTGCGTATTGAGGGTTAACAGGCTTCACCGTGTAGTAGGTCTTGCCGTTGTACTCTCTTGGGATGTAATCGTAAGTAGCCTCTTGTCCTACTGCAAACTTTGTTTGGTTCGGGTCTTTGGAGTTGTACTTACCATTATCTCCATTTTCAAATGTTACATAGAACCCATAAAGTGTTCCATACTGACCGTTGTACGGTTCTCCTGCGGACTTAATGTCCTTGACAATAGATGTTTTAGTCATCGTTATATAATTTAGTTAATGATTCAAAGTTAATAAAAATGTTTATTCCTGCAAGGTTGCTCCCTTTAATCTAACCTCAACTTCACAATAATTCTTTTCAACACTCTTGTCATAAGTGATAGTGAGCTTGTGATAGTATTTAGGACTATCGTCTGCAATCCATTCGTTAGCAACGAGAGTATCAGCAGTAAATTTTGAAACAAGTACAAGGTTGTCCACATCGGCACGAGTATTGTACCTAATATGGATAGACATACTCTCTGCAATATGGTGGTCGTAACGAGCCAATTGTTCTTCAACGATTTTCTTATAGCCATCTTTTATCTTTTTTCTAAATGTCCAATGCTTACCTGCGTAGAGTGCGTTAAGACTTATCGTCTTCGGTAGCTTGAGGTGTAGGGTTAAATCTTTCTTCATATTCCAATTCCTTTTCTAAATGGTGTATAGCCTTACGCAAGTCTTGTGACTTTGGGTTACCCTCTTTCTTACCTGCACGAAGTAGATACGCTATAGCTACACCAATGTTGTAGGAGTCTCTTGCGAAATCCATACACACATCAAATGCCTCAATCCCTTTGTACTCCCCTAAATAGTAGCTTGGTGTCAATCTCTGATTGGTTGTACTTTGCGAGTTGGGCAGAATGGTTGGATGCGTGTAATCTTCTGTCATCGGGAAATCCGAAGTGTAAGTAGAAGTAGTCTTGTATTGTTGTTTCGTTGATTTCATAGTTCTCTGGGTATTCAGTCTGCTTAATCTTGACTATTGTCTTCATTATTCTTTTTGAATTCTTTAAAAATATCCATTGCCATTTGTCCAGAGATGCCTTTAGCGGCATAGTCTCTAATGATGAATTCTTTCAGGAGTCTTACCTCGTTTACAAGTGCATCTACACGAGCTTCACACAAGTCTATGTATTGGTCTTTAACTGACATTACGCAAGTTGTTTATAGGTTGATACAATGTTGTCTAAAGACTTTTGATTGAGGTTGTCTAATAGATTGAAGATTAACTCTTCTTTGTTCGGATGTGATAGTAACCATTCGGTATACCACACAAATACTTTTTCGTAATTAGGCATAATAAGTGTTTTTGATTTGATACGAATGTAATAAATAAAAGTAAACCCCTCCGAAGAGGGGGTTTTATTTAGTATTCGGAGTCATCTCTACCTCTGTAAGAGAACTTGTATTCGTAATCCATAGTGGTTAATAGTTTCATTCTGTTCTTCGCCTCTTGGTAATCCAATGTTTCAAATTCAATGATTCCTCCGATAGATACTTGGTAAACTGTGTTTTGCATTGTAATAAGTGTTTTGGTTAACAATAGTGTAAATGTAAACAAAATAATTAACAACCAACAAATCTTTTTATTTTTTTTATTCTTGGATACACCACCCCCTACTATGCAACTCTATTTAGAGGGCATATTATTAAAGCAATAGGATATAAGTCAACTCTTCAAAAGAGAGATATA